GTGGCAAAATAAGAAAAGAAGAAGTTGAACAACTTGATGAATTTAAGTTAACTGATGAACACAAAAAAGCTGCAATTGCGAAAGTTCGCAATCGTTACGTAGGTGGAAATCCTCAATTTAGTTTCCAAAAAAACGAAGGTGGATCTCATGATCTGAAAGTTGTAGCTGCTGGTAAAGAACATTTTCATAGAATTACACACAGCAAAAAAACAGGTTTGAATGTTGAAAAATCTCCTTACATGCAATCAGACGAAGAATATATTTCTGAAGCCAAGTGCAACATGACTGAAGCAGGTAAGATGTGTGAAGTTCATGGTATGAAAGATTGCAAGAAGTCTAGCGGCAAAAAGCTTTTGCTTGATAAAGACATCAAAGAAAAAACTATGACCGCTGCTGAAAAGAAAAAGGAAGAATCATTAAAAGACAAGTATGATGATTCTGATATGAAAGAAAAAATGAAGAAGCAGTATGGCGATAAAAAGGGTGAGCAAGTTTATTTTGCTTATATCCGTAAGCAAGCCATGCAGCAAGAATCAATTTCTGATCAACGTTCTTCAAAGAAAACTTCAACAGAAGAAGCTCGTAAAGAAATCTATAAGGCTTTTCTACGTAAGAAAGAACGTAAAGAAAAGATGAAAGAAGCCACAACTGATACAACAAATAACTACACAGTAGATGGTTCTAACAACTTAGGATTTAAGCTATGATCTATAAGTTCTCTAATAATGAGATTTCTGTAGCTACAGCTAATACCGTTTACGATAATCCTTTAATCAGATTGGTAAATACCACAACTGGTATTGCTAACGTTACAGTTTCTGTTAACAGCTCAGTCAATCTATATTCTTTCACTATTCTTGCTAACAGCGATATGGTGATTGAAAAGGGGCCAACCCACAGAATTCAAGGAACCGGAATAATAGCATCTCCGGTAGCATATAGGTACTAAAATGAAACTTTTCACAGAGCTTGTTGAAGACGTTCAATTAATCTCCGAAGCTAAAGAAGCTGGCGGTAAGGATTATTACATTGAAGGTGTTTTTCTTCAGGCTAATATCAAAAATCGTAACGGTAGAATGTATCCAGTAGAAGTGCTGGAAAACGAAGTAAATAGATACGTTCGCGAAGTCGTAAATAAGAATAGAGCTTTCGGTGAATTGGGACATCCATCTGGTCCTTCTATTAACCTCGACCGTGTATCTCATATCATTACTGAACTACGTAAAGAAGGTTCAGACTTTTATGGTAAAGCCAGACTTTCTAAAACTCCAATGGGCGAAATTGCTCGTGGTATTATGGAGTCCGGTGGACAGCTCGGTGTTTCTTCTAGAGCCATGGGTTCTTTGAAAGAAGAAAAAGGTGTTATGGTTGTTCAGAAAGATCTTAAACTTTCTACAGCCGCAGATATTGTAGCTGATCCTTCAGCTCCAGATGCCTTTGTAAATGGTATTATGGAAGGCGTTGATTGGGTATATGATCCTGTTAAAAATACTTGGCTTGAACAAAAACTTGATGACACCAAGAAACTAATTCGAAATATGTCAAAATCCGAACTTCAGGAAAAGCGTCTTGCTATTTTCGAGAATTATCTCGTTAGTTTAGCCCTGAAATCAAAGTAAATATAAATATTCTAAAATTCTACAAAGGAGATTTTTCTAATGGCTAATAAGAAAGACATTGATGAGCTAGAAGTTGAAAACTTCGAAGCCATTGAAGCCGATGATAATGAAGATGGTCTAGACGAAGAAACTGCTGCTGCTGCATCTATCGCTCCAAAGGGTAAGGCTGCTTCAATTAACGTCGTCATGGACCTAATGAACAAGATGTCTGGCGAAGATCTAAACAAGTTTGTTGCTACTATGCAGCAGTTTGCGCCAAACAAAGATTATGGCGTTGGTGATAATTCTAATCACAATAGATCTACTATCGCCATGAAGGAAGATCTTGATGCACTATTTGATGGTTATGAACTAACCGAAGAATTCAAAGAGACTACCACTACTCTATTTGAAGCTGCTGTTAACGCTCGCGTTATTGCAGAGTCTGCTCGTCTTGAAGAAGAATTTGCTACCAAGCTTGAAGAAGAGCTTGCAGTATTCTCTGAAGAGATGACTGATAAACTTGATGCATATTTAAATTATGCTGTTGAAAACTTCATGAAAGAAAATGAAGTTGCTATTGAATCAACTCTTCGCAACGAACTTGCAGAAGAGTTTATGGAAGGCTTGAAAAACTTGTTTGCTGAGCACTACATTTCAGTGCCACAGGAAAAAGTTGATGTTCTAGAAGCTATGGCCGAAAAGGTTGAAGCTTTGGAATCTAAGCTTGATGAGGTAATTGTTGAAAACACTGAACTTCGCGGCGTAATCCTATCTGAAGCCGCTGTTAGAGTATTCACTGACCTTGCCTCTGATCTTGCACTAACTCAGCAAGAAAAGTTTGCTGCATTGGCGGAAGGAATCGAATTTGATGGTGACCTAGATGTGTATAGCAAGAAGCTAAACATCATCAAGGAAAGCTATTTCAAGGGAGATTCGCAGCAATATTCTTCAAATATTGAGGAAGAAACATTCGAGGGCGAAGTAGCTGAAAAAGTATATGGTGACCCACAGGTTAGCCGCTACGTTCAGGCGCTCGCTAGAACCATTAAAAAGTAACAAAAACTAAATAATATCAAGATTCTATTTCTCTAAGAAAGGAAAATTAAATGTATCTAGCTGAGGAAATCCAGAATAAGTGGGCTCCCGTTCTTGACCATGACGCTCTTGGCGTCATCAAGGACCAGCACCGCCGTTCCGTAACTGCTGTTATGCTTGAAAACACTGAGAAGGCTCTCATGGAATCAGGCGCACACAGTTCATATCAAACTTTGAACGAAACTTCATCACTTCTTCCTGTTAACAGCATGGGGCTTTCTAGCTCAACTGCTGGTCAGGGCCAGATCGATACTTTCGATCCAGTGTTGATTTCTCTTGTTCGTCGTGCGATGCCAAACCTAATTGCCTATGACATCTGCGGCGTTCAGCCAATGACAGGTCCAACTGGTTTGATTTTCGCAATGCGTTCTCAGTACGCAAACACTACAAATGGCCAGGTTGCAGAAACCTTCTACAACGAAGTTAATACTGCCTTCACTGGTGCTGGTTCTCTTACTGGCGCTAACACTACTGCCTTCGGCGGTACACAGGCTGGTACTATCCCAGGTAACTCTAACACTTCTCCATTGACTGCAGCTAACAGCACTACTTACAACGCTGCTACTGGTATGACTCGTGCTCAGGGTGAAGCTCTTGGTGTTGACAGTGGTAACACTTTCCCACAGATGGCTTTCACAATTGAAAAGGTTGTCGTAGAAGCTAAGACTCGTGCTCTAAAGGCTGAGTACACTATGGAACTTGCACAGGATCTAAAGGCAATCCATGGTCTAGATGCTGAAACTGAGCTTGCTAATATTCTTTCTGCTGAAATCATGGCAGAAATCAACCGCGAAGTTGTTCGTACTATCAACATCTCCGCTGTTCCAGGCGCTCAGGAAAACGTAACTACTGCAGGTATCTTCGATCTTGATACTGACTCTAACGGTCGTTGGTCAGTTGAAAAGTTCAAGGGTCTTATGTTCCAGCTAGAGCGTGAAGCAAACCAGATCGCCAAGCAGACCCGTCGTGGTAAGGGTAACATCATCATCTGTTCTTCAGACGTTGCTTCTGCTCTTCAGATGGCTGGTGTTCTTGACTACACTCCTGCTCTTAACGCAAACAACCTACAGGTTGATGACACTGGTAATACTTTCGCTGGTGTTCTAAACGGTCGTATGCGCGTCTATATCGACCCATATGCAATCGGTGGTAACTACCTAACTGTTGGCTACAAGGGTTCTTCTGCCTTTGACGCTGGCTTGTTCTACTGTCCATACGTTCCTCTACAGATGGTGCGTGCAGTTGACCAGTCAACCTTCCAGCCAAAGATTGGATTCAAGACTCGCTACGGCATGGTCGCAAATCCATTCGCTGAAGGTCTAACTAAGGGTTCTGGCGTTGTTGCTATCAACACTAACAAGTACTATCGTCGTATTATCATCAGCAACTTGATGTAATAATAGAATTCGGGTTAACCGAACTTAATTGGGGGGAAGAGATTCCCCCCTTTTTTTATATAAATAGTAGAGGAGGAATGATATGAAAACTTACAAACAATTTACCATTGATGAAGGTTGGAAAGATTATATTCCTTCAATGCCTTCTATGAAGGATGTTTACGCTACTGGTTTAAATTATGCAGATACTATTTCAGGCGGAACATATAAAGATTACATAAGACCAGGCATTGATTATGCT